ATTCAGCAGACGACCAGCAGGGTGCGCCGCTTGTCCGAATTTGCAACATTAGGCTAACCGCTACATATCCCACCATGGAACTTCCCGTGTACCGAATGACCGTGGATGAGGTTGACGAAGGCGTGCAATTCGTCGCCCTCGTCGATATGCCTGCGATTGAGAAACCCTTCCAAGCCTTCGCCAAGACCCCGCAACGCTTCGCCGAAACGGGAGAACGCCGTGTGCTGACCGGGCCGCTCATGCTTGCCGATACTCCCATCTACCGGAAGGACGACACCTACGGCGAGTATTATGTCGTGTTTGACAAGGCCACCATCCGCAAAATCGTGCAGAAGTACTTCAAGCAAGGCAACCAGCACAATGTGAACGCTTACCACAATGCAGAACTCGATGGCGTGTTCATGTTCGAGAGTTACATCACCGACACCGAGCGGGGCATAATGGCTCCCAAAGGCTACGAGGACACCCCCGACGGCTCTTGGTTTGGTTCCTTCAAGGTTGAGAACGACGAAGTGTGGGAGAACCGCCACGCCTTCAAAGGTTTCTCCGTGGAGGGCTTGTTCGGGATGAAAAATACAGGAACCGAACTGGAGGTCGCACTTGCGGGCCTCGCAGACGATTTGACTAACTTTTTGCAACATATCCAACCAAACTACAAATCCCAATAACATGAACTTAAAAGCAGCCATTGACACTTTGCGGACCGAACTCCGCAAGTTCACAACCCAAAAGCAATCCTTTGCCGACTACAAGTTGGTGGATGGAACCGTTGTCCGTGTGGACGGCGACCTCGTTGCAGGTACCGCCGTGTATGTCATCACCGAGGACGAAACCCTTCCTGCTCCTGACGGAGAGCATCAAGTGGAAGGTGTTGGAACAATCAAGACCGAAGGTGGCAAAATCACCGAAGTTGTCGTAGCCGAAGCCCCAGCACCCGCCGAGGAAGTCGCCGTTGCTGCTGAGATAACCCCCGAAGTTGCAGGCGAAGTGGTGAGTGAAATCGCCGAAGGCTACCCAATGGTGGACCCCGCCATGGTGGAAGAAATCGTCAAGAAGCACTTGGTGTCCATCATGGAAGAACTCAAAGCCGCCTACGCTGAAATGGGCAAAATGAAGGACAAGATGGCCGCATTTGCATCGCAGATGGAAACCATGACGGACATTGTCGAGAAGGTCGCCGAACTACCATCCGAAGCCCCGAAGCCAACCGCCTCCGCAATCGTGGAGCAACGGAAGGCCGCTGCAACGCAGAACTTCAACGCCCTCGCACAAGCAATTCAAACTCTCAAAAAATCCAATTAATCCTTAACCCCCCAAACAAAAAGCCATGGCTTATTCATTCGTTTCCCCGCTGACTACTTACACCGAGCAGCAGCGGCTCCCCCTCATCACCAAGGCCGTATTCTCGGCCCGCACCGCATCTTTGTTCACCAAGCAGGTGGGTATCAAGTCGGCTGCTACCCTCAACTTGATGGACACCGATGCTGCCTTCCAATCAGGAACGGCTTGCGGATGGAATGTCGCAGGTGCTGCATCAGGAAACACAACCTTCACGCAGCGTACCATCACCGTTGCTCCCTTGAAAATCCAAGAGGCTCTTTGCCCTCGCTCACTTGAGCAGTACTGGATGCAGACGCAGTTGACCGCTGGTTCAACTTACGACGGCGTACCATTCGAGCAAGCATTCGCCGAGCAGAAAGCCCTCCGCATTGCCGAGGCTTTGGAGAACGCCATTTGGTCAGGTTCTACTTTGGTCACAGGTTTGCTGACAATCTTGAACGCTGCATCAGGTTCAACTGTGTCGGGTAACACCGCTGCCGTGTCTGCCTCCGTTGGTATCACCACAAGCAATGTTATCAGCATCTTTGACAACATCTACACCCGCATCCCGCAGGCCATCTTGACCCGCAACGACCTCGTCATCTTCTGCGGATGGGATGTATTCCGCACCTTGATTGGAGCGTTCAAGTCCACCACCAACGCCAGCGTTATGTATAACCAAGTGGACCTCCAAGGGTTGGCCGATGGCGACATCATCTACCCTGGTACAAATGTCCGTGTAGTTGCAGTCCCAGGTTTGCTTGGCTACAACCGCTTGGTTTGTTCTTACCTCGGTAACTTCTTCTACGGAACGGACTTGTTGAGCGACGAGGAGCAGTTCTCCATCTGGCCAAGCATCGACAACGACGAAATACGCTTTCAGTGTGCCCTAAAATGCGGCGTGCAGGTAGCCTATCCAGACCTCGTTGTTGACTGGAGATTGGCCTAAGTGTAAGGGGGGCGGGTAACTGCCCCCCGTTATTTTGTTCCACCTTAAAATAAAATATACACTATGTCTTGTTCTCTCACTACGGGCTACGCCCTCGGATGCCGTGACGCCGTCGGCGGCATCAAAACTGTCTTTGTCCAAGCCTTCAACCCAACGGGTTCCGTGAACACCAACGGAAGCGGAACGGTCACAGGCTTCACGGGTTTCTCATCGGGATTCTACGAGTACGACTTGACCAAGGCCACTTCGTCCATGACGGAAACCTTGAACGCAAGCACCGAGAACGGAACCTTGTTCTACACGCCCGAAGTAACCTTTACAATCAACAAGTTGCAGACCGCCGTGCGGAATGAACTGCGCCTCTTGGCTCGGAATCGCTTGCTGGTCATCGTTCAAGACAACAACAGCCGCTACTGGGTGTTGGGTGCTGCGAATGGCTTGGAAGCCTCCGCTGGAACTGCTGGAACGGGTACTGCATTCGGTGACCGTTCAGGCTACGAGATGACGCTGACGGGCATGGAACCCGATGCAATGCTGAACATCTTGCCAGCAACATTCTCTGCGCTGACCGCACAAATCAGCGGTTCGTAGAGTATCTTTGACCTGCGGGCCTCATACCCCGCATGGTTTAGTGGTCAGGGGCCATCTCGCAAGGGGTGGCCCTTTTTTTTGTACCTTTGAACCATGAGAATTTGCATCGTTTACAACGCCCACCCGACGGGGTGTTCCTTCTACCGATTGGAAATGCCGAACGCTTACTTGGGCGACAACTTCACGGAGTTTGACTATGTGTGCGTGGACAACATCGCCAATGTCAAGGATGAGGACCTAAAGACCGTTGATGTGTGGCTATTTAATCGTCTTTGGTGTCAAGGTACCTTGGAACAAATTCGGAAGGTTTACGAGGCTCTAACGGCGTTTGGGGCGAAGGTGATATTGGACCTTGACGACTATTGGGTGCTGGAATCGGGACACATCATGTACCGACACTATTTGTCCACCAAACTTGACGAGCAGATACGGGAACACATCCGCTTGGCTGACCATGTGACCACCACGACCGAACACCTCGCACAAAAGATTCGCCTGCTCAACAAGAAGGTAACCATCCTCCCCAACGAACCCTACGAAGCCTATCAGCAGTACTTGCCCGACACGACTGCTGAACCCGAACCGCACCTGTTCAAAATCGGATGGTTTGGCGGGGCGCAGCATCAGGAGGACATCGCCTTGGTGGAGCATTCCTTCAGCCTGCTGGCCCACGACAAGTCGCTGGATGGCCGTTACAAAATCTACCTTGGCGGGTGGAACGACGGCAACCCCGTCTATGACGATTACGAGCGGATGCTATCCTGCAGGGGGCTGAACAAGAACTACGGCCGCATCCAAGCGGCGGACATCTACTCCTATGTGGGCGGCTACAACTTCATCAACGCCACGATTGCCCCCCTCCGTGATACCAAGTTCAACCGCCTTAAAAGCGAACTGAAAGTCGTGGAAGCGGGATGGATGGGCAAGGCTATCATCGCATCCGAAACCATCCCCTACACGGACATAATCGTCCACGGCCACAACGGGTTGCTCATACCCTACGGCAAGAAGGACGCTTGGTACAAGGCCGTCCGCAAGTTTGTGAACGACCCCGACTACGCTCGCTCCTTGGCCGTGCAGTTGTCCAAGGATGTGAGGGAGCGGTTTGACATCAGCAAGACCGCCGAACGGAGGGCCGAACTCTACCGAAGCATCGGGCGCAAATTGTGAAATTCGGGCGCATCCTACATTTGGGAATAGAGTGATTTACCTATCCCCCAACACCACGAACACAATCGTCGTCACTTGGACGCAGCGGGCCTCATCGGGGGACCGTTACATCTTGCGGCTGACCAACATCGCCAAGAACGCCACGACCGACTTTACCCTGCTGAAATCGGCCAACCTTTCCAACTATACGAACCGTTATGACAAATTTCAGATTGCCGTGGGGTCGCTTGAAACAGGCTCGTATAAGTATGAAGTTTACGATACC